TTCTTAAATATGTCCTTGAAAGGTCAAATACTGAGTTCCCATTTCAGCCTACTGGCCAGCCGGTGCTTGTGTTGGAGTACCTGGCGCGGCTGGGAACTGATCAGCAAGCCCCGTCAATGCTCCTGCCGGCCCGCCAAAGCGGGAATCATCCTCGATCATCGCCTTCACATCCTGCCAGTCCCAGTTTTCGCCGATTAACCCGCGACGCTTTAATTCTTGATGTACTTGTTCCCGGGACAAAACGCCCATCTCGATAGCCTTCATCATCATTGCAGGCTCCAAGCCAAATGCCGGGTTGAATTCGGTGTTGACATAGACCCACGGCTCCTGACCGGCTTCAATGCCCATCCACATCCCGGCAAACCTGAAGGCGTTGTCCAGCGCATCCTTGCAACCCAAGGCCCAGGCTTTCAGGAGACTGGTTGATTCAGTTGTTTCCTGCTGGGATTGGAAAGCGGTCTTGCTGCCTGAATTATAGCTTGGCTGAAGAGTTGAAAGCCCGTATAGTGCCATCTTTTCTTCCAGCGTGATCAATTCATCCTTGCCCTTGTCTACGGCTTCGGGATTGACCGATACGCTCTTCAGGTCAGCTCCGCTGTCAACCGCATGGATCAGCCTGCCGGGTCCGAAATCAATCGCCCCGTCTGCATCCGTCAACAGTTTCCCGAACCACGGCGGCCGGCGCACAAACGACATAAGGCTTACCTGGTCGCAAGTTGCTTGCCAGTGCCGTTTATTGAGTTGCGCCAGGTCTTCTAGGGCCGGAGCAGCTGCGTTGCCAATCGATTCGCCTGGTTTGAAAAAGGCTATCGGGATTTCATCAAGGCTGGTTTCACCTTCGGAATGCAGAAACACATTATCCTTATCGTCCTTCCGGTAAACATGCCATGACCCTCGCCGCAACACCCGGACCTGCTCAATTTCGGTGTCGTCGTTGTCAAAAGCGCCCTGCTGGTCAGTGACTGTTTCAAATATCCGGATAAGATCAAGTATCCGCTTGCCGTTTTCATACACAAACCTGACCCCCAGGATATTGGCCTGATGGATCAAGACAAAGAACGGCCGCCAGCCCTTCTCAGCGTCGATTGCCGCCGTCTTTGCTCTCCATACTTCATTTTCTTCGTCCCAAAACTCAAGCCTGCCGTTTTCGGTGCGGGTCTGAACCTGCGGAAAGTCAACCAAAACAGCCGCCAGGCCATCGTCAATACCAGCTTCAAAGAACGCCTGCGCCCATGTGCGAAGATTGTTGCCCTGCTGGTCAACATCGTTTTCAATAGCAGCAAACTGGTCCTTGTTCGGTGAATCCTCACCGATCTTGACCGGTTCCGAAAACACAAGCCCTGTTAGGTAATTCCTGGTCCGCTTGTACCCGTTGAACAGATACCCTCCCCGTAGCCGAATTTTGTAATCGTCAGGATGTTCAGCACTTTGTTTCGGCAGGTACATCTCCCCGGCTGCGATCATGGCAGGTGTGCCGCCTAACAGGTCCCTGACCAGCCCCCCACGGTCTGTGGCTGTCTGGAAGTCGCTGCTTCGTTCAAATACTTTTTCCATCAGTTGGCCCTTACTCTGTGGATGGTTGATTGCGGACTGTTGACCGGCCACAAATAATCAACCATGTAGCCTATGGCTGTCGTTATGTGCTGATATTTAGAATCTTGCTCAAGGAAAGAAGACCCCGCCTTGACCTGGACAGTCGCAAGCCCTTTATGACAATACGGCGCTTTTTGGGTATTAACAAAAAGGTTGATCTCGTTTTTGGCATTGCATATCCTGGCCCGGACTGCGTTCTGCCGGTCCTTGATTGCCGGGTGTTTTGGCTTTACCTTCCTTACAAACTTCCACCCGTTCTGCCTTAACACGTCTTCAATTTCCGTGTAATCAGACGCATGGCCGTGTTTCTCGCCCGCTCTGCCTGCCGGATCTCCGTAAACATAAACCTGCTTGTTTTGGTGATCCTTGTATCTTTCAACAAACTCCTCTGCAGACTGCCGACTGATCGCAGACTCAAGCACTATTTCATCAAGCAGATACAGCTTGTCTTCCCGAATAACCCCGATTGCGCTTGAAAGCGGTGTAAAGTTCTGGTCGTGCATCCAGTGTAAAAGCTCATGCGGTTTGATTTCTTCTTTAGTGTAATTTGCGGCCCCATAGTCTTCATAGATACGGCCCGTGACGGTCTCAAACGATCCCTCATATTCCTGCCTAAACTGCTTTGCGCTAAGTCTTTTCTTTGCTTCTTCAATAACATCGGGTGGCAGGATCTCGGCAGATTTCCAATGGAACAGCTTAAACCCTCCGATTTCCTGCTTTGCCATCTCGCAGATGTCATAAAAATGATTCAACCCATCGGGGACTCCAAACAGCCAGCACCATGCCCGGTAATCAGGTCTGTCAGGGTGGACTGTGTCCAGCGCGGGCGATATGTTCAACTCCCAGGCATCCGGTTTGATATTTGCTATTTCATCAATGCCGCCTCCGGTCCATGGGACACCCTCAAACCTTTCGGGCTTATCAAAGCCGATAAGGTGGATCTCAGATCCATTCGGGAAAAAAATTATCAGGTCCGACTCGGATGGACTTTTAGGAAGAACAGAAGAAAAGGCAAGCTTTTTCAAGTCTTGCCAGAATATTTTTTTGACTTGCTGATAGGTGGGGGCGCCTGCAAAGTACATTTCATTCGGATGTTTCATGGCCTGCTTAACGAGGAAGCGCTTGAACCGCTCGGACTTGCCGGAACGTCTGCCAGCGGGGACAACCGGAAACCTTACCCCGTTGTTTACGGCATTCATCAAGTCAACCTGCACCGGATGCTCAATCAGATCATACCACCGGTCCCAATGGGGTTTTAGTCTCAGCGCCGCCGTCATCCTGGTAACCTATCAGCCATTTTGGATAGTGTTTCTGCCAATGATTCAACAAACTCTCCGCCCTGCTCGACCTTCCTCCGCCATTGCTCGGGCTTGCGATTGTTCAGCCAGGCCAATTGTGCTGTCACGTCCGGTACAACCATTTTTCTTGTTTTTTCAATCCGCGTTGTCTTGATCTCTCCGTCTTTGTCTTTCTTGGCAATCGTCTTAATTTCTTCATACTCATAACCCAGGGCACGTTTTAAAAGGCTATCCTCAACAAGGCTGTCTATAAAATCCTTCGGTTCTTTTAAGGAATCTAAAAACTCGGGGTATTTCTTTTTCCAGTTGTGAATTGTGGCGACTGAAACACCAAGCTCTTTCGACATCTGTTCATCTGTCAATCCTGACCTACACATCCACTTGGCAAGCTGCGGCGTTACTTTGGGGTCGTATTTCTTCGGCCTGCCGCCCTTGTTTTTGGGCTTTGCCGCCATTTTATGAAATCCCTGTCATTGCTGGCTGAAGTCTTGTTTTGTCCTTGAAAAGTATTGACAAAGTGTTAACCTCTTTTTAGTGTAATTACCCTCAATATAGTCCATACCAAACCCCCGGAAATTTGTCAAGTCCTTGCTTTAGCTTGTTCAGAGCAAGCCCATACCAGCGCAATCACCCACCCAATAAACGTCCATCCTAAAAGCACGTTCAGCACGGCAATAGCCTCAGTTTTTGAATGCCCCCGGCGGTATGCCTGTATCCAGGGCAAAAAATACAGTACGAAAAAGAAAATGGTCCAGAAAATTAATTGGTATTCCATGTTGCCTCCGATCTTCTTAGTTTGTGCAACGCTCGGGCTAAAATCTGCCTCACCTTTTCTGATGATACACCAATTCGTTGATGGTTTTTATCGCTGCCTATATATTTTGTCTTGGCTGCTATCTCTCTAAGCGTTTTTCCATTGTGACAGTGTAGGCGTCAAGTACCAAGTCCTTTAGGGCGGGGTAATTGGCTGATCCTCGCCTTTTTTCGCAAAAACGCTCTCAGATGCCGCTGGGGGCGTTTTTGTTTTTTGTGGCTACGTCCCTATGGTCCATGCGCTGAAAGTGCCAGGAAGGTGGCAATGCGCTCGTTTTTGGGCCATACACTCCTGGTGTCATGGCTGCTCTTCGCTTTGCGAGGCCATGCTCGGCCTGTCCAGCCGGATGATTGTCCTCGGCTCTTTGCCATAGCGC